AAAGTCAAAGTTGTTTTTGATAAACTGATCCAGTGATGGATATTTCAGTTTCATAGAAAGAGTATCATCTAGTTTGATAATGTTCTTGTGCTTCTTATCTTTCTGAACCTTAATGGTGTCAATATCAATTTCCATCTGAACAGAAGTCTCACCATCATCGGGGCAAGTCACATTAACTTCTACACTTTCTCCAACAGACTTAGCACGAATGTTGAGGAACAGATACTCAATATCAAAAGTAGAGAGTTCCTTGATCTTTACCCCTCTGGTAAGAATGCAGTCATTCAGAATCTGAACGATCGCACTTGTAATCTGCTTCATATCCTCAGATTCAAGTGCCATGATCAGAATCTTTTCTTCTCTGACTAGGAAAGGACGATATCTAATTTTCTTTCCAGTAGAGGGTAATTCCAACTCATATGTTGGGGCACTTATTTTTGGTAAAGGCATAATAACCTATAGAATTTCAGTTGTGATTATTTATTGGGGATTATTAAGGAGTTCTTGTAATCTCTGTTGTTGAACGGGTGTCGCTGTTCCCCTTCTTTGTAAGACTTGAAGTTGTGCAATTTCTCCGCTGTTACTTGTCTTATTGAGTGGTGGTTTTTTTGGTTCCTTTGTTTTTGGTTCTTTCTTAGACGCTCCGACAATATAACGATCATAATTAAAACTTACAGTTACTTTTAGTAAGTCAGCACCACCATAAGAAACGGGAATAGCAGTCATTCCTTTTGGAAAAGCATTGATGAATTGATAGTCAAGTTGAGGTCCTTTTGTTCTTCTCTCAACTTTTGAAATATACATTGTTTGAACTTTATAATCTTTTGGATAAGCAAATTTCCTGTCAAAATTTATTTCCGATCCCTGAGGTCCACCAGAAATAAAATCCATCCATCCTTCAAAAAATCTCAATACTTTATAATTGTTATCAACATAAAATGTGAAGTCAAGATCGGTATATAAGCGAGTATGAGCAAACTCCTGCGGAACTCCCACATAATTGTCTTTTACTTCGGCAGTAGCAAAGGAACTTGTGGGGAGAGAAGCATCTGAACAAAGTAGTCCTAATTCCCTAGATACAAAATTTGTATCAGAAATACCTTGAAGTTCAAGATAACCTAAAAGATTTTTATTTAATGCGGAAAAACTTACAAGATAATGATTTGATTGTGCGATCTTACCAAAAATATCTTTGGCATCACGCATCGTAATACTTTTGACGGGAGTAGCTGCCACTCTAAATACCTTATACGAGTCTTACATTATTAAGTATTTAGATGTCATATAAGGGAAAATACCAACCTTCATATCCAAAAAAATACAAGGGTGATCCAACAAATATAATCTATCGTTCTCTCTGGGAGCGAAAATTTATGATTTATTGTGATACTAATGAAAAAATTTTAGAATGGGGAAGTGAAGAAATCATTGTTCCCTATCGTTCTCCCGTTGACAATCGCTACCACAGATACTTCCCAGATTTTTATATCAAGGTGAAGGATAAGAATGGTAAGATTAAAAAAATGATTATTGAGATTAAACCATATAAGCAGTGTATAGAACCCAAAGTCCAAAAAAGAAAGACAAAGGGTTATATCTATGAAGTTGTTGAGTATGCCAAAAATCAGGCAAAGTGGAATGCTGCCAAAGAATGGTGTCTAGATCGTGGTTATGAGTTTAAGGTTCTCACAGAAAACGAACTCGGTATTAAGTAATGCCAAGAAAAACTCTAAAACAAAGAAGAAATCCAACAGATGATAATGACAATCGTGTGCGTGGTGTCATTGATAGTTTGATTGGAATAGAGAACCCAGATGATAAGATGGAGGCACTTATCAGTGTTTTAAATGAGACTGGAAAAACTAGTGTAAGTGCTGGTAGATTTTATACTTTCTTTTATAGTGCCATGACAAATGGAATACGATATGATGAGTATCCATTAGTCGCAGTGACCGATGTTTTCTCATGGGGATTTCGTGGAGAAAACTTTCATTGGCGTGGTGATATGAGACAATATAATTACAATCAAATCGTGGGTGGACTATATGAAATCTATCCAGAAGAAATTTCTGATGTGGTAGAACTCGGTTTTGCCAAAGTTCGTTCTAAATAGTTAAACTGCTTCTACTAAGGTTCGGAGAATAATAAAATGTCCTTATGGGATTTAGTAACTGGCACATATAGAGAGACTGGATTATTTGAAACAAGAGAAGTATTTAAAAGAGATCCAGGAACGGGTGAAAAAATAAAAGTAGTTCAGCGATTCAATAAAACAACAAATACTTGGGAAGTTGTAGACCAAACCAAACCGTCACTAATAGGACCTCCCGAACCATCAGATGCGGATGATATAGCAAGAAAAACAAAAAAAATAACTGTTAATGATGCAAGACGAAGAAAAAGAGATGGAAAATTACTAACATATCCTTTGGATATGAAAAGTGATATAACTGATTATTTGGAAATAAGAGTAATAAACTATAAAAGAAATGGTCTTTTAAATAATCCCGGTTCTAGGGCAGTTGCTGAAAACGGAACTAGTGGAATTGGAAGAAATAATCCACAAGATATTAACAGATTGAATAATGTAAAAGATCTATTGAGAGTAATACAACTACCAATACCCTCAAATGTTCAGGATGGAAATTCTGTTAGTTATGAAAGTTCTAATTTAAATGGGATAGTCGGTGGTCTTGCCAACAGTGTATATGATTTAATGCAGATTGGACAAAGTGGAATTGGTTTAAATGATCTAGGAAGAGAATTGCAGAAAATAATAGGAAGTGCATCTTCTGGTCTTACGGCAGATGTTGCAAATGATTTGGTAAATAAACTTTTAGTATCACAAGCTGTTGGTGTTTTGGGTGGAAATGTAACCGTTAATCAGTTGCTAGCAAGAGAACAAGGTGTTATTTTTAATCCTAATATGGAATTGTTATTTAATGGACCAACTCTTCGTCAATTTAGATTCTCTTTTAAAATGACACCAAGAGATGAAAATGAATCAATACAAATCAAAAAAATTATAAGAGAATTTAAACAAAGTATGGCACCAAAGGTGGTAAATCAAGAAGGAAATTCTAATTTATTTCTAAGAACACCAAATATATTTGAGTTACGTTATAGACAAGGCACAGGAAATCATCCATTCTTACATAGATTTAAAGAATGTGCATTGACAGACATGTCTGTTAATTATACTGGTGAAGGAACTTATTCAGTATATGGAGATTCTACACCAGTATCTATGATTATGGACTTAACATTCAAAGAACTTGAACCAATATATGATATTGATTATGGCGGTGATGATGCAAATGGAAAATTTGTAGGACCAGGAGGAGTAGGTTACTAAAATGGGTTATTTCAGAGAACTACCAGACTTACAATACCAGTCATTTCTTTCTGATAGTCTTTCCTCTCAGAGTTATTTGACTGTCAAGAACTTATTCAGAAGAAACAAACTTCGTGATGATCTGAGTGGTGTCTTTACTCTCTTCAACAAATACGAGATTCCAGAAGGTTCCAGACCAGAACTCGTAGCAGAAGAGTTTTATGGTGATGCAGAACTTGATTGGGTCGTTCTGATGACTGCTGGCATTATTAATGTAAGAGATGAATGGCCATTATCCAACTACCATCTCTACAAATATGCCGAAGAAAAACACGGCACTGCACTGAATGATGTTCACCACTATGAAACTAAAGAAGTCAAGGATTCAAGTGGAAGACTAATACTTCCCAAAGAAAAGGTTGTTGACTCCACCTTTACGATTCCAGACCCTGCAGACTACAGTGCTACCCTCAATCCAGTCAGAGGAGTATCAAACTGGGAGTATGAAGTCAGAGAGAACGATAAGAAGTCTTCTATCTACCTACTGAGAAGAGAATATCTGCAACAGTTCCTGAACGATATGAGGCAGATTATGCTTTATGATCGTTCCTCTCAGTACGTCACAGAAAACTTAGCAAGAACCGAAAACACTAGGGTCACTATCCCACAGTAGTTTTAGTTTCTTATCAAAGACCATCACATATCGGTGCTTACGGGAGCGATCTTTCCATTCTCCCTCAGCACCTTTTATTTTGCCTCGTGAATGCTTGGTGCCGTCTGAATAGTAGAAATCTTTCTTTGGTTCTGATAGACCGCAATACTTAAAGTTGCAAGCCCGATAAATTGTGCCGCTATGATGGTCGCTATCAGCGTATGAGATGATCGCTTTGACTTCTGTATCTTTTCTAAGTCTCTTAATCGCCTTTGAAACGAACCAAGAAGTGATATTATACTCTCCTTGCTGAGTATCGGGGTGGATACAGAGCCTTGAGAGTTCGAAGAGACCGTGTTGTTCATGACGTTCTAGTCCAAATGCGCCTTTTGCAATTTCTGGAACAGGGAGTCCAGTGAAGATACAAACTCCCTGTATACCTCCAATATTTAGAGGTGAAAAGTCATTGTTTTTGTATAAACCGTAATTATAACCAGATTTGAAACCTTTTGAAATATCCTTAAGATAATGAAACCGCAGAAGTAACTCTGCGGCTTCGGATTTGCTTACACGGTCTATTGTGTAATCAGATTTCATCGACCAAACTTACGGTCCATTTTTAGTTTAATGTAATACATGCCGATGATCCAGAGGGAGAAGAGAAATCCTTCTCCGTAGTCTAGTTTCATCCAGGCATCAACTGCCTCACCCATCAGTCTTCTGCCAGTTTGGCGAAGTAGGACATTGCATCATCTTCTTCTTCATCAACAGAAGAAGAACGAGTAGGTTGCAGAGAGTTCAGATCGCTGCGGAGGTCTTCAGTCAACTCACGGGAAGATCCGCGAGTGAACTCTTCCTCTTCACCCTCATCAGGATCCTGGTAACGAGGAGTGCCCTTGTTACCAAGCACATAGTCCAGACGCTTCTTCAGGGAGTCGTAGTCCTTGAACTGGTCAGCAGCGACGAGTTCAGCAAGAGAGTACTCACGCTTCCACACTGCTTCCATAGCGTCATCATCGTCCAGGAGAGCATCAGGGCGTGCGAACTCAGAGGAGTCATAGTTGCGATAACCAGCAACGTTCTTTGCCTTCAGTTTGAAGTTGGCACCTTGCCAGAAGT